ATGGCAGCTAGTGGTGAATTACCTAAACCAGATTGTGCGATTTTTGCAGATACTGGTTATGAACCTAAAGCTGTTTATAGATATTTAGAATTTTTAAAGAAAGTTTTACCTTATCCAATCTATACTGTTTCAAAAGGAAATATTAGAGATGATATGATAGCTGCGAGAGGAACAACAGATTTTGTTGTAGCACCATTTTTTACCCAAGAAACTATTACTGGTAAAAAGGGAATGATCATGCGTCAATGTACAAATGATTATAAAATTCAACCTATAAAAAAAAAGATAAGAGAACTTTGTGGTGTTGGATATAAAAAACATTTTCCAAAAGATAAGTATGTTGAGCAATGGATTGGTATTTCAAAAGACGAAATTCAAAGAATGAAACCTGCTAGAGATCCTTATATACTTAACAGACACCCATTAATTGAAGCAAATATGTCAAGACAAGATTGTATTAATTATTTAAATAAAAACAAAATACCTTTACCTGAAAAATCAGCTTGTATAGTTTGTCCATTCCATGATGATAAGTATTGGCATTTTATGAAAACTAAAAGACCAGAAGAATTTGCTGACGCTGTAGAACTTGATAAGGAAATTAGAGATATAAGTAGAAATTCAAACATTAAAAATTATACTCATAAAAGTTGTAAACCTTTAGATGAGGTAAATTTTAATCCAGATGAAAACCAATTAGATATGTTTAACAATGAATGTGAAGGAATGTGTGGAGTCTAAAATTAATAACAAAAGGAAGGAAACAATAAAAATGACGACAGTAAAAAAGACAGTAGCAGAAGAAAAAAGTAAAGGCGGCTTTAAAGAAAGACGTAAAGAGTGTTTAGAGAATTTAATAAACATTCCAACTGTAAATATTAAAGGAAAGAAATACTCTACAGTAAATGAAAGACATAAACATTTATTACAATATTTTCCAGAAGCTAGATTTAATGAAGAAGTTTTATTCCATGATGCCGAAAGAGTAATTGTTAAAACTGAACTTTATATATCAGATACAATTTATGCAGTAGGTACAGCAGAGGAGTTTAGAAATTCTTCATTCATCAATAAAACAAGTGCATTAGAAAATTGTTCTAGTTCAGCTCTTGGAAGATGTTTGGCAGCATTTGGATTATCTGGTTCAGAATATGCTAGTGCAGAAGAATTAGTTAATGCTTTGAATAATCAAAATACAACTACTCAAAGTAATAACAAAACCAATTCAATTGAGAATGAAATAAAAAAGCAAACAACTGAAACAAAGTTGACCGCTTTATACTCTGATTGGAAAAAGAATAATAATTCAGATCAAAAAATTGAAAAATTATTCGAACAACAACAACAACTAATAAAGAAAAATGGAGGACAAAACAATGTCAACAGACAACAATGGTAGTGCTAAGCAAAAAGATTGGGTATTATTCCCATTTGATGCAAGTAATGAAAGAGCTATTAAATTAGATTTTTCAGGAAATGTTACATTAGACAATGGTAACAAAGGAACAATCTTAGGAGTAAAAGGTCAATCTAAAGATGGTAACACTAGATTTGTAAAAGTATTTGCACAAGTTGGAGTTATCTTTAAAGGTGATGACAAGTTTACTGGTGAGATGAATTACCCTGAAGCAGGTGGTCAAAAAGGTTTAATCGGTTGGTTAAATGATGCAGGTACTATTCTTTCTGGTTATAAGAATGAATATAAACCTAAGCAACCTAAAGCAGAGAGTAAAGAAATTCCATTTTAATTAGTGAAATTTATCTTTCTGTTTATGTTTTTTGTAGATGGGACTATTGAAAAAGTTACAGTTCCTTTTGGTAGTTCCTCTACAACTTGCCAGGATAGATTAGAAAAGGTTACAACAATAGATTATTTACCAATAGGTGTTAGATACAAAAATAAACAAGTAGCAGCTCATTGGTGTAAAGATACAGAAGGGAATTATGTCAGATAATAATATAAAATTTATGAATAATTTAGATAAATTATTACATGAAAAACAAGGTGATTATGGTCATTTCGATCACACTAGCTATGCAATGGTTGGTATGATGGAGAAATATTTAACAATTCATAATAACAAAACAGTTAAAGTTCCTTTAAAGTTCTTTGGTTTATTTATGATTTTTTTAAAATGTTGGAGAGTTATGCAATCAGATAAATATAAAGCTGATTCATTTGATGATATTAATGGGTACACAGAATTATTGAGAAGGTTGGTAGTAGATGAAAACAAAACAAAGAGGTAGAAGACCTATGACTCCAAAAATGTTGAAGCTATTGCATTTTATTAAAAATTATAGTACAAAACATGGATATATGCCGACCTTTTTAGAAATGGCTAGTGAGATGGGATATAAGAGTAAAAATTCAGTTAGTGTACTAATTGATAAACTAGAGGAACGACAAGAACTTAAAAGAGATTATGCAGGTTATAGCAGAAATGTGGTTTTAAATGATTAAAGTTTTAAAGACATCTAGTTTAGAGGTAGCAGCTGATTTTGAAGAATTTTTTGATGGTGCAACAGTTGAAGAAGCAACTAAAAAAGCACATGATCAAAGAATGCCTACTGAGTTTGCAAAAGTAAATATCATTGACAGCAAACTTTTGAAGGCAAATATAAAAATAGTCAATGAGGAGAATGATGGCTCTAAGTAATAGCAATATTAGGCTTTATCAAAAACTAGAGAAAAACCATAAAGAAATAATGAATGGTAAGAACAGAAGACAATGTGTTCACACTCTAGATGCTATGAAAAACTATATTAAAACATATAGAAGAATAGTTGAAGCTGAGAATAAAGACGCTAGATTTTTATATGCTTAATTAGCATATACAAAAAGTTGCATAAACTACTTAGGGATTTTATACTCTAAATTAAAGGAAGGAAACAAAATGAAAGAAGACAAGCCAAATGTGTTTAAGAAAGATATAGAGTTTTACAGAGCTATTGGTAAAAGAATAAAAGAAGCTAGAAAAACTAATGTCAATCAATTTACTGGTAAGCAATTTTTAATTACTCAAACTAAAGTTGCTAAAGCAGTTAATACTACGTTTCAACAAATTCAAAAATATGAAAAAGGGGAAAACCGAATACCCTTAGTTCGATTATTTGAAATTGGTCAATATCTAAAAAAACCTATATCTTATTTTTTACAAGATACTCAATTTGCAGACAAGCCAACAGAAGCAGATATTTTTAATAAAGCTTTTGAGGAAGCTATAGATAACATAGAAGGTAAATTATAATGTTTGTTCCTGTAAAAGATAAGCTAGATAAACTAGTTGCACTTACACCTGATGACCAAGAGAAATTAAGTTACTATAAAAGCATAGTACCTTTAATGATTGCTAACTGTCATAAGGCTCACCAAACTATTCCTGGTTATGATAAATGTAAACCAGAGGTAGAAGCTTTTAAATGGTTTGATGGTATCAATATTCCTGTTCATGGTTACATAGATTTAAAAGGAGATAACGTTATCATTGAAGATAAATGTAAAATGCCAAGAAGGGGTATTGTTAAAAAGGATGGAACTAGGTCTTGGTTTCCAGGTAAATTACCTGACAGACCATCACCCCATAATTTATTACAAGTTGATTTCTATTATTCAGTATTTGAGGTTCCAGTTTATCTTTGTTATGTAAATGAGAAAGAATTTAGAGTTTATCATGCAGATAATTGTGATGAACTTAAGCCTGAGAATATTAAGAAAAGAATACCTAGAATAATTCAAAGAGCTAAGGTTAGGCAAAACTTAATGAAGATTAGTAATGATCCAAATGTTCTTAAAGATTATATTCAACCAGACTTTACACATATGTTTTGGAACAATGATGCTAATGAAGATTATTTAAATAATGCTAAGAAATTTTGGGGATATTAAAAAATACCTAAAAAGTCGCTAAGCAAATAATTGTCGCACCTAAACTGAAACACCCTAAAACTACAATCGTCTATTCTTTAATAAAAATATTTTTTTCTAAAAAATTGAAAAACTCAATATGATATACTCTCTAAATAAATAAATAAAAAATAAAAGGAGAGAAAATGAAAATACAAAAAAAACCTATAGAGTCTAAAGACATTAAAGTTAATGTAGATAGATTGAAACATTTAGGAATAGAGGTTGATATAGAAAAAGTTGATCTTCTTGATAAAGAAATACTTTGTCATGCTATAGGCAACAGAGGACTAGCTCATGCTTGGGGTGTTGGTAAAACCGAAAAGGAAGCTGAGGAGCAATGTAGGTTAGCCATTAAGGAGTCCTTAGAAGAAAACAAAACTAAATGGCGACATGCACCATTTAAATATGTAATACAAAAATAAAGTAATATTTGTGGGGGAGGAAACTCCCCTACCAATCAAACTTTGATTTAGGTTTAAGATCATCTTCTTTCATACATTTATAATGAGCTTTAGTGTGATTAGCAAAAGCTACAAAGGAATCAGTAGAAATCATATCTGCTTTACAATATCTACACTTACCAACGTCAGCTATCTTTTCTTTTCTTACCCAAGTTTTAGACATACGAATATTGTTTACCCCTCCATCATACCCAGTTGACAAGCAACTACACCTAATAACAATTATTTTTTCTTAGCAGTTCTCTTTGCTTTTCTTAATGCTTTATCAGAAACTGTTCCTTTACCTGGCTTACTTTTGCCAGACTTTTTTTTCTTATTCATATAGTAGTACAATCCTTTTTTAACTGTACGACCATCTTTAGTTTTGTGATAACCTTTTTTCATTATTTCTTTTTCTTATATTTTTTCATTTTAGCTTTTTTTGCAGCTGCCTTACCTTTTTTAGTGTAAGGGTATTTTTTTCCATTAACCATTGGCATATTATTTTCTCCTTTTATGTTTACCCATATACCAATCAGAAGGTTCATAGTTCCATCTTTTACCATGATGACCTCTTAAATCGGCATATAGCATTCTTAACTTAACTATACTTTTTATCAAGAATTTTTTTACCATTTCTTACAACTCCAATATCTAGCACTAAATACATCTTTAGCAGTTTCGCATTTATGTCTAGCTCTAAAAGACTTTCGTCTTGCAGGAATGTTTTTCTTTATAGTCATATTGGCATCACCATATCTAATAATCTTTTCTTTGCCACCCTTACAAGCTTTAACTACAAATTTTTTACCACCTGATATTTGTCTTTTAGGTGAATTACATTTCATTTTAGCTTTATCTATTGCCATGTTTTATAACCTTCTTTATCTTTAGTTAGTGCTTGTCCCCTGCCATTTGGCACATAAGAAACATGAATCCATCCACCATTATCTTCAGTATAATATTCAAGAATTGCTTGGTCAAAAGGTAAATTTTCTATGATATGTTTAAATACTTTTTTATTATCAACACCTGGAATAGTAAAATCTGCTGCACAACCAGAACAATGTTGTGAGGTAATTTTAGAACCAACTAATCCTGCTAATTTTTTTGATCTATAACCAGAGGTAATTACTAAAGGTAAATTATAATCATCTCTTAAAGGTTGCAATATA